TCCCCGCCGACGCCACCGTTGGCGTTGGCCGATCCGCCAACAACGAACCCCCCAAAATCACCAAAGAGGCCACAGCCATGACTGACCAAGCACCCGTAAACACCGACGCCGCCATCACCGAGGCCGAGCGCGCCCGTACCCTGAACAACATCCGCACCGAGGAAAAACAGCGAGTGGATGCCATCCGCCAGGCCGCTGACCGCTTCTTTGTCGAGGAACTTGGCCGCCAGGCCATCAGCGAAGGCTGGAGCGTCGCCGATTTCCAGGCCAAAGCCCTGGAGGAAGTGGGCAAGCGCAACAACAAGGCCCGCGCCGAAAGCAAACATGACGGCGAGGTTGACCTGGAAGCGAGAGACCGCAAGCGGTTCTCCATCATCCGCCTGATGGACGCCATCAGCAACCCCAACGACCGTGCCGCCCGCAACCGCGCCGCTTTCGAGCTGGAGGTATCCGCCGAGGCACAACGCGGTTTTGGCTCCGACTTCAAGTGCCGGGGCGAGTTCATCCCCGAGAGCCTGATCCACGCCCGTGACCTGAGCGCCGGCACCGCCACCGATGGCGCCGAGCTGGTGGGCACCAACCTGCTGGCCGGCAGCTACATCGAGGTCCTGCGCAACGCCATGGTCACCGCAGACCTCGGCATCACCATCCTGTCCGGTCTGGTGGGCAACGTGGATATTCCCCGCCAGACCTCCGGCGCCGCCTCCACCTGGATCAGCGCGGAAGACGGCGACGCCACCGAGGGCGAGGCCCAGTTCGATCAGGTAGCGCTGGCCCCCAAGGACCTGGCCTGCTACACCGAAGTCACCCGTCGCCTGCTGCAGCAGTCCACCCCGGCCATTGAGGGCCTGGTGATGCGCGACCTGGCCATTGCCCAGGCCCTCGGCATCGACAAGGCTGTGCTCTACGGTTCCGCGTCCAGTGGCCAGCCCCGTGGCGTGTCTCTGCAGACGGGGATCAATACCAAGGACCTCGCCGCGGCAGCGCCGACCTACGCCGAGATCATCGAGATCATCAAGAAGGTGCTGGAAGACAACGCCCTGGCTGGCCGCCTGGCATGGCTCATCAGCCCCGCCGGATGGGAAGACCTCTCCACCACCAGCAAGCAGGCCAGCGGTGTCGAGGGGAATTTCATCCTCGGCGACAACGGCCGCATTGCCGGCTACGACTACCGGGTGAGCAACCAGGTGACCGCCGAGGAATACTTCTTCGGCGACTGGAGCCAGGTGCTGCTCGGCGAGTGGGGCGGCCTGGAAATGAACGTGGACCCCTACACCCACAGCCTCAAGGGCAAGATCCGCTACATCACCTTCAAGACCTGTGATGTTGCCGTCCGCCATCCCGAGGCGTTCTGCTACGCCCATGACGGCATCGCCTGATCCTGACGGCGTGAACCCGTAGGGTAACAAAAGGGGCTTCGGCCCCTTTTTCCATTCCAGCAAGCCAGAGGAACAAACAATGGATCTGATTCAAGCAAACGTGGTTGAGCTGATCGCCAACGCTGTCCGCACTTCCACGCTGACCCCGTCCAACGGGGTGGACATCTCCGCCTATGACGGCCCCGCCCACCTGATTCTGCAGTCCAGCGCGGCCACGGCGGGCACCTCGCCAACCCTCAACGTCAAGCTGCAGCACTCCGACAGTATCAGCAGCAATTTCGAAGACGTGACAGGCGTGGCCTTCACCCAGGTGACGGACGCGGCAGACCTCACCCAGATGCTGACCGTGCAAATCGGCCAGCTCAAAAAATACGTGCGCTGCGTCGGCACCATCGGCGGCACCAATACGCCGACGTTCGGGTTTGGCGTGTCTATGGTCGCGTGCCTGCACGCGGGCCGCAACAGCTCCCAGGCGGTGTGATATGACCGAGAGAACGATTCGCCTGCTGAAACACACCGTATGTGGCGGGAAGCCTGTTGGCCCCGGCGAGGTGGTGGACGCCAGCCACCGGGATGCCAGCTACCTGGTTGCCACCGGTGCGGCGGAGTATTGCGAAGGCAAGGCCAAGCCTGCCGTCAAGCGCAGTAACAAGATGGTTGATGTGGCCGATCTGACCACCCGCGAGGGTGACTAGCCGTGCCCATGGTGGAGGATTTTGCGCCGTTTTTCGACGTTGACGAATTCGCCACGCGCCTGCGCTGGACAGACGCGGACGACGAAGACCACGACATCACCGGCATCATCGACCTGGAAGCGGAGTTCTACGGCCCCGATAGCGACGTGCCGATGCTGATCAAGACCGTCACCGTGCCCGCCACCGCCATCCCCGCCCACTCCCACGGCGACGTGCTGACGGTTCTCACCAACGCCGGCGTGGCCACCAGCACCACCTACAAACTCCAGCGCACCCTCAGCAATGACGGCGCCATCAAAACCATCGAGATCACCGCATGATCGCCCAGCTGATCACCCGATTGCAGGCCGCCGATGTTGGCTACGAAACCATCCAGCACGCCTGGACCCTCGACGCTCTCGATGCCATCAACGAGACCATGCCCCTGGCCCTGTTCGTGCCTGGCCCCGCGGACGCGGAACCCTCTGCATCCCTGCCCATCCGGCAGCGTGTGACGGAGACCGTGGTGGTGGTGACGATATGCCAGTGGGCAGAGTTGGACTCCCTGCGCTCGGGGCTTTATGGCGCCCTGCTGGGCTACCAGCACGGCAGCGCCTACACCGAGCTGGAATACCGCCAGGGCGAGGTCAACCGCATCGGCGGCAGCATCGTCCAGTGGATGGATATGTTCTTCTGCCACCGCTGGATTCAGCCCACCTAAACCGAGGTACCCCTATGAAAACCCCCACAGCCGGAGGCTGCTACAAGCGCCTCCCCGGCGGCGCCGTTGTGCCCGCCGATCAAGCCCCCGCACCGGCGCCAGTCAAGGCAAAGCCTGCCCGCCGGCGTACCACCGCATCCAACCCGCTTGCCGACACAGTGCCTGCCGCCACTGGCGATGACACCGTGCCGGCAGCAACCGAAACCGCCACTGGAGGTGAATAACCATGGGCATGCGAGCACGTAACAAAAAGCTCTTCGCCGAGATCGAATCGGCCTACAACACCGAGGCCACGGTGGCGGCGGACGACGCCATCAAAACCAGCGGCCTGTCCATCACCCGCTACGCTGGCGAGCGGGTCAGCCAGGCGTATGACCGCCCAGGCATGGGCAATGATCGCCAGATCAACGTCAACGAACACGCGGGCCTCGGTGAGTTCATGGTGCCCATGGTCGGCAGTGGCGACTGGGAGACGGCCCCCGCTTGGGGGAAGCTGCTCAGGGCCTGTGCCATGGCCCAGACCGACAACACGGCAGCGGACGATACCGGCACCGCGACGGCCGGTACCAGCACCACCCTCACCGACAGCGGCGCCACCTGGACGGTGGACGAATACGCTGGTTTTGCCGTGGTGATCACCGCCGGCACCGGTGTCGGCCAGGCGCGTCGCGTCACCGCCAATACTGCCACCGAGCTTACTGTTACCCCCGCATGGGCCACCACGCCGGACGCCACCAGCGAGTACAGCATCACGCTGGGAACGTTCGACTACACCCCGGTGGACAGTGGCTTCGAATCCCTCACCTGCATCGTCACCGAAGAGCTGGTCCAGCAGAAAATGGTGGGCGTGCGGGGTAACTGGGGCATTCGCGCCAACCCGGGCGAACTGCCCGTGTTCATGTTCAGCAACTTCCTGGGCAGCTACAACCGCCCCGTGGCGCTGGCATTGACGGACCCCGACGACAGCGCCTTCGGCGACGCCATCCCCGTCACCTACAGCAACACCACGGTGCTGACCATCGCCGGTGTGCAGCACCCGGTTGGCGGCTTCACCCTGGATGGCGGCAACACCATCACCCGGCTGAATCAGCCTGGCCGGCAGGAAACCATGGTGGAAGACCGCCGCCCCAGCGGCACCATCATCGTAAGCCCCGCCACGGCCGACGCCATCATCGCCTTGCTTGGCAGTATCGAGACCCACGATGGTGCCACCGACGTGGCCATCGCCATGACCCACGGTGATACCCCCGGCGGCATCATCAAGGTCGCGATCCCCGCCGCCAGCTTCGGCGAGGTCAGCGACCAGGTGATTGGCGGCGAGACCTACTTCAGCCTGCCATTCAACATCCTCACGCCCGACAGCGGCGCGGCGCTTACCGTCAGCCAGGCGGCAGCGGCCTAAACCAACCCC